CTTCAATGGAAGTTCCAAATGACAATAATGCGCTTATTGAATTCTCAATATACTTAACTAGTTGGTTGTGTGGTTGTTTAGCCATTAACAAGGAAGCGAGAAGAAGTATTGTAGGTGTCTCTAAGCATGTTATTAGTAATAGTTTCATGCAAGGGATTGATGTCCAAACTAAAGTCTTAAAATTTTTAGAAAATGTTTTAAAATACTTAAAGAAAACTATGGTTTTTATTTTAGAAAAATTTTTTCCTGAATGCAGTTGGTTAGATTCTCTTAAAAATGGTGCATTTGTGCGCTGGTTAAATTATGCTGCAGCTTTTTCAGATCCAATGTTAATCTCAAAAATGAAGACAGATAACTCTTTGGTTAAAGCTTTATATACCCTCATTCATAAGGGTGATCAATATTTAATAAATTGTGAGAATCCTCTAATTAGACCCAAAATTATGACTTATCTTTCTGGTATGAAAGCTATAAGGAAAGACCTCGTAGCTCTTGGAACTAGTCCCGTTGCTAAATTTGATCCTTTTGTTTTTTATATTGCTGGTCCTAGTGGTATTGGTAAATCTTATGCTGCAAAAAAAATAATTAATATGATTAATCAACGTATTTTAAAGTTACCTAAAGTTAATATTTTTACAGTTCCTGTCGATGCCTTCTGGGAAGGATATTCTTTAAACCCCATAATTGTGTTTGATGATTTTGGTCGTACGACACCTTTGGATGTTCAAGTTTCGGACCAGGCACGTTTGAGATGCATGAAAGGACCAGCCGATGCTATAATTCCTAAAGCCTTTGCTGATAAGGGGACGACTTCTGTGGCACGTTTAATACTATGTCTATCCAACAGAGCTTATCCACTTATAAACAACATGGATGATGAAGTTGTTTGTAATGGTAGAGATGTAGTTGTTAGAGCTGCTGCAGACTTTTCTAATTTCACAAGGTGTACTAAATGTCTTAAGTTTGATATAAAATGTGCTTTGTGTCGATCTATTAAAGTTAACACTGACATGCTTGATGAATTAAGTCACCTCAGATTTAAAAGATTACCTGTTTTAGCCACGGATCAAACTCAATCAGAAAAGCGTTACCCCCAAGTTCATACATTGGAGACACTCTTAGAATCACTATATCCTGAAATGGAGGCATATTACGCAGCTGCGAATAAGCGTTATGCCGCTGATGTAAGAGAGAAGTTAGATTTAGATCCTGAAGACGATATAAGTGATTTTATAATTCCTCAAAAGCCTTTTGAAAT